CCAGAAGGTGCTAAATTAAATCTTGATGATAGTTCTAAGTCTGCAGTGAATGTGTTGACACCAACCTGTTGATGCAGTCCCTTTACATCACCAAAACTATATTCTCTTACAGAGGTTACAACATAATTTTGTGTGATTCCATTGGTAGACAGTGGTTCATCAACTATAAAAGTTCCAGTAGTGTCTGTAAGTGTTAAACTATTACTAGAGGAAACATTGTTCTTCAAGAAAGCAGTTGCTCCACTTCTCAGTCCCTTGACATGAACTGGAGTAGTAAGAGTTACACTAGAACTTACCGTAATAGTGGTAAATGTCTGCAAATCATACAAATATAATTCATATTTCGATGCATCATTTGAATATGCGGCCGCTTCAAGTTTATAATCATAAACTTTGGCAACACCAACCTCAATTCCAGATGAAGTTCCGTCTGTAGTTACCCTTTCACTTCTTAAACTTACAGTTGCTGTTGTTCCAAATCCAACAAAAGGCGATCCATAAACGTTATTAACGTTTACACTAGAAACTGTTTCAAAAGCTATAGCTGCACTAGAAATAGTCTTTGTTGTTCTTGGTTTATCAATATCAACAAGAGTTGTTGAAATTTTTTCAATATCATATCCTTTTACATAAGCCTTTCCAGGAGAAACACTATAAACCATCAAATCTGATGATGGATTAGATCCCTGAGATGTTCTTTGAGATGGTAAATATACTCCACCATTACCAGATCTGTCATTTAAAGATTCCTTGACAGTTACTTGGAATGGTTTTACATAGTAATCTCCACTTTCGTCATATGTTCTTCTGGCTAATTCATCTCTGATAAGATTATAATCTGTTTTCTTTACAAACTTTTCAATCTTACCATTGTTCAATCTCATCAATTCAACGAAGTTTTCGTCATTGAATTGATCGATGTCCTTTTTGATGAGGGTAGTTCTAATTTGCAGCCTATCTGCTCCAGGTGCTGTAAAGTTTGAATATCCAGCTGCGTTATCAAATAAAGTATTGTCTGCGTAAGCGGTTACTAAGTTTTCTTGTATAAACAATCCAACTCTTACACTTGGATTTGCATTGTATTGATCAAGAATTACAGTTCCGGCTTGAACTTTTACAAAAAATCCTCTAATAAAATAAACACCCTCTTCAATAGAGGCTGCACAACCAATAGAAGTAGCATTTACTGGAATACAAGAAGCAAATGGATTATTTGCAATAATTCTTGAATTTCCATACTCAATGTCAACATCACAAATCAAGTTTTCACCATCTTCAAAAACACTTGTAGTAAAATCACTACCAGACTTTGAATATTTTACATAAAGAGTATTTTGTCCTCTATCCGACTGAGTAGAGGTAATATAATTTACAACTCTGGCCTCAACTCCAGAATTTTCTCCTCTAATTGTCTTTCCAACAAGTTGATCTACATATTCAGAAACACTTGTGCCAAAGAAAGTATCTGTAAGTTCTACCGCATAATAAAGAGGATCATAAGCAATTTGGCCAGGAATTACTTGAGATCCTTCTTTAAAAAAGTGTTGTCCAAATTTTTCAATTTGGTTCTGTAAAATAGTCTGTAACTGTGTTAATTCTCTAGCCTGGATAGGACTCGCAGGCTTGAATAGGACCCTATTAAAATTTTTGTCCTCATTAAAATCGTCGAAATAAGGACTTACGTTGAGATTTGTCTCTTGTGGCATGTCTTTAGAACTCTAAAACGATTTTAATGTCTTCTTTCTGGTTGGCACTACGTTGAATAGCGGCCCTGTTATCTATGTATAAGATCTCACCAGAATATTTTTTAACTTCTGGTTCAGCCACACCTTCAACAAAGTTTTGTCCTAGTTGGACAAGAGATGAACCAACTGTTGTTGCCGTTCCTGGGTTTGAAAGAGTTCCAAAACTAGTATCAATCCCCAATACGGCTCCTCCAGTTTGTCCTCCAACTGCATAACTTCCACCAGCACCAATTTGTGATGTGAAATCAACCATTCTAAATCCATAAGATGTTGAAGCAAGTCCAACAGGATTATAAACTTTCAAGACTCCAGTTGCACTATCCCAACTTGCAACATATCCAACTGCAGTAGAACCAACACCGATAGTTTGATAAACTGGAGTATCAACAGTATATGTTGTGTTAGTAATATCACCACCAGATATAGATCTTAGTTTTAAACCAACCAAAGCACTAGCTCTGGATTGTTGCAAGATACTACCAGATTCTGTTGTTGGATTTTTTACAACTCCAACTCTTGCAAAGTCGTTACCAACAATAAAGTCTGGGTTCGCAGTATCGTTTTCAAATCGAGAATATAGAAGAACTCTAAATGCACCCAATTCTCTATAAACGTCATATCCATGACCACCCAGAGGTGGAACAATGACTTCAAACTCAGCTACAGAAGTAGTACCAACACCAACAGCAGAAAGTCCAGAAATTGGCCCACCAGTTTCTGAACCAGGAGCTCCTGGGAAGAAGTTGATTACACCTTTACTATAATTTACTCCACCATTAGTGATGGTGACATCACTTACTTTTCCTTGTGCATCAACAGTAATTGAAGCTCTACCACCAGTTCCATCCCCAAGAATAGGGATGTTGTTGAACGTTGTTGAGATTGGTTGATAACCACCACCAGCGTTAACAATCAAAGCAGTTTCAATTTTTCCACTTACCGCAGCATTTTTAACATCAGTAGTGTCTCCCGTTCCCCAGTTATTTGGGACTGGAATGTAGTCAATTGAGTCAAATTTGATAATATCAGTTGGACTGATAGTATAAAGATACTTCCAAAGATAACCATCACCCGAAGATCCAGCAGCTTTTGGTTCTAAATCTGTAAAAGTTGGTTCATCAAGAGATTGTTTACCAAGTGGGTTTTGTGGATCTTGGCCGTTATTAACACAAACGTAAACTTTAAACTGACTGTTTACAACGTAGTATTTCGCATCATATAAATTAGTGGATGCAGTTTGAGGTGAGAGGTTTGATCTGGTGTAATTATGTTTGTACATTTCATAGACTGTGCCCGCAGTCCATGAATATTTTCTCACCATTCGTTTAACATCACTTGTATTCAATTTTTTCAATGCGATCATGGTATCATAATCATCATTGTACTCTTTGAACCCATCTTTGGGAGCAGGAGTATTTGTGTTCCAATCAGTTGTTCCATAACCAAGACCAACATCGTTAGAGTTGGGTAACCCAAGGAACGTGTAATATGAATTTGCGGTATTTGCAACACCGGCCACGAAATTCGCAGCGTTTAGTATCCTAAACTGATCAGAGATAATCGCGGGCATTTTACTACGAGTTTTTTATAGATTTATTTATGAAGTCTGGTCAAGATCACTATAGTTTTCTGAGACAGGTTTAATACGAACAACAGATGCACCAGTGGAAATACCAGCAGATCCATTAGACGTTTGGGCCACAAAAGATTGAGGACTCAATCTATCTCTTTGGAAAGTATAGAATCTTCCCCAAGAATATTTACCAATTCTAGGAGCAAATGTGGTTGTTCCAATTCCAGTAATACCCTGAACATTACAATAAACAGTAACAATACCACTATTTGAAGTTTCTCTTTGATTAACAAGATAAATGTTATCTAAGAAAGTGGTTCCTATACCAATTGGTTGATTTCCAACAGTAATTGAAGTTGTTGGAGCTCCAGTTACAGAATTTGTAACTATGAAATAGTCATTTGATGCAATTCCAGATTTTGTAATATTACCAAAACCAGCTTGATCCAGATGAGAATCTGCGTCTAATTCAAAAATCAACATAGGACTTGCTGTACCAATTCCAGTTGCAGAAGTGGCAACACTAACCACATCTCCATAATCACCCTCAACGTTTACACTTGTTATTCTTTCTCTAGTCACTGGTTCAACAGAGATAAGAACCTCTACTGGAATATTTGGATCATATCCAAATCCTTGTTCATTTATGGTGATTGCGGTGATCGTACCAGCAGCAGATACTGTAGCAGTTCCAGCGGCCGAAACAGTCTCAAATTCAGAACTATAAATGTTAGAAGAAAGACCAACGGTAACAAGTTTGTTATCTCCAAATGCAAGACCATTAAAATCAGTTCCCACACCAACAAACTTTTTGTACCAGGTATTAGTATCTACAGAGTTAAGAACCATTCCACTCTGACCAACTGCAACCCAAACACTATTTGCATAACCCACTCTGTTCAGATCAAATGTTGCACCAGCAGAGACTACGGTCCAGTTTCTACCATTATCAGAAGATCTGATGATTGTTCCCGCAGCACCAACAGCAATCCATTGACCACCACCATATTGAACATGATTTAATTTTGTACTAATTGAAGTTGTCGTTACGCCAGACCAAGATTGACCATCTGTAGATCTGAGAATAGTTCCATTATCACCAACAGCAACGAATACGTTATTGTTGGCCCCAACTCCATTAAGATTTTGGGTTGAATATTTGGAAGTTAACGTGAAAGCAGTTCCAAAACCAGCAGCTCCTGCTTGTGTGAACATAATCGTTCCACCAGCACCAACAGCAACACCGATCGTTCTTCCAAAAGTTACATCATTGAGATTTTGTGAAATTGTAACATTATCAAAGAATGTAATGGGAAGTACAATTCTTCTGCTGAAGATTGAAGAAGCCTGGAAATTCCTTCCATCTGTGGAATAACCAACAGTTCCAGAAGCACCAACTATGACGGTATGTGTATTCATACCAACAACACCATTCAAATCGCCAAAGGTGGTAGAATTTCCACTACTCGTCCATATTGTGCCATTTGTAGATGTTACAATACCAGTTCCAGTTCCAACTCCAACAAATAATCCAAATACATTTCTAGTAACTCCCTTCAAATCAATACTCAGAGCGTCATAACGTTTTGTCCATGTTTTACCAACCTCTTTGATCTGTGGTTTGGTAGATGCGAAAGAAACAGTAGGAACTGTCTCATATCCAGCACCAGGATCTGTAACAACTGGATTTGTTACCGTTCCACCAGAAGAAACAGTTACTGTCGCATCTCCACGATCAACTACATTGGCCTTAATGATTTCAATTCCAGTTCCAGGAACATCATTTGGTAATGATCTGTTATCCAAAGCACTAAAGAATGGATATGCATTATCAACATAAATTTGATCGGAGTTGACCCCAACATTTCTAATGATGTATGACACTGGGAAAACGTTGGCAATTAAATTTGTTCTGGCCTTCGTAAGTGGTTGATTATCCAGAATCAAATCATTAGTTTGTTTTGTCCAAGAAACACTTCTAGTGAAATCTCTGTCCTGATTTATACCAACGCCATTATAAAGGTTAGTTTCAACTATTTGAACTCCAGTAATTTGAGTTACTCTTCTTTCTCTTTGTTGTAGATAGTTACCTTGTCTTTGGAGTTGTACAAAATCACCTTGTTTTACCGTTGGGAATGGGGCACCATCATCCACATCATTATTAGATCCTCTAAAGAAGAGAATTTGCAATTTACTGCCAGCCTTTGGTGCCTCAGTAAATGTAATTTGTGTTCCACCATTAAATTCGTAGGCCTGCCCTGGTTGTTGAAGGACATCATTCAAGAATACTAATAAATTATTCGCAACTTCAACAGAGGTGTCATTACTATTAATGTTAATTACAGCTTTAGATACTGTTGTTCTTGTTAATGTAAATGTTGTTCTTGCCCCATCAAAGAGATTTGAAAAATCATCGAGAGGTAATAATTGTCCGAATGAGAATCCAGCAAACTTATCATTTATAATGGAATTTACAGTTACTGTGTGTGGACTAAATCCACCAGCCGCGGTTGGAATTCCAGCAACAGTGAGAACTTCATCGTTTTTGTATCCAATGCCAGGATCAACGACTTGGAAATCAATTATGCTTCCGCCAGTTCCAACAACAACTGAAGCTTTAAATCCAGTGCCACTACCACCAGTATACTTCATATCTGTGTAACCAGTTGCAAGACCAACAGCGATCACTGGTGGATTTGTACTTGCGTAACCAGTACCACCACTTATCGTGGTAATTCCAGTAATTGTTCCAGCCGAACCAACTGTTGCTTGAAGAACTGCAGTAGATCCAATTCCAAGTGGATTAAACACTTGAATTGAGATTGGGCCATTTCTGTAACCAGATCCACCACCAGTTATAACGACACTTTCAATAGATCCAGATCCATTGATAATTGCTGTGGCTGCAGCAGCAACAATTGGTTGGTAGTTAGTACCAAATCCAATCGTAAACTCATTTACAATACCACCTCTTGGCAGACTTTCTCTGTCATCACCAGTGAAGAATATAGAAGCACCGATACCAGGATCGATTCTTTGAGCCATTGTAAAGTCAACCGTTGGTCTTTGTGGAATGTTATTGATCAGTATAATTCCATTATTTGTAACCTCTGGACCACTAACCGTTGTGATTATTCCACTAACATTAACATTATCTTGTAATAATGTGAATGTTTTTCCAACGCCAGTAAAATTCTGTGAAATATCATCAAAGATAAAGTTGGTTGTTGGGTCTTGTCTATTAAATACTCTTCCTTGGAAAGTAGATGTGGTAGATACACCAGGATTCAGAGTTGAAACTCCAGACCGTCCATATGGAGGAGAGATGAAGTAAATAACATCTTTTACAATGTGGAAATCGCCGTCTCTCATTGTAACAGCAGCACCTACAGTGTGAGCAGCTGACACAGTTCCAAATACACCACGATCAACTTTTAGAACATTGGTGCTGCCAAATCCAACATTCCGAATTTGCATAATTTCATTACCAATGTTAAGTAAATCATTGGCCGTAATTGAAGTAACACCAACAACTTTAATAGTTGTAGATCCTACACCAACGGGTTCGGAAAGTTGTACATCAACAGACTTTTTAAATAAAGGACTTTGAATTATTTCATCAATTTCAAGAAGAACCCTATCATCTGGTCTAAGAACATCAAAGGAGTGTTCCGTTCCACTTCCAACACTTGAAATAACAAATGGATCACCACTCAACGATGCAGTAGAAAGTCCGGCCACAGAGAAGAAATTGTTATTGATTTTAATTGCAAAGAGTTCTGCGGGTAAGAAACTAGTGCTTCCTCCACCAAGAATAACATTACTAGTAACAATACCAATTCTATTATTTCCATAGATTGAGTTACCTGGATCATACTTAATTCTTTCACCAGTTTGGAAATTATGATTATTAATTCTGAATATCGAAGATCCAACAGACAAAACACTTGTATTTGATGGATTGAATACCTTTGTAAACAACACATTACCATTATTAGTCAGTCTAAAGGATGTTAAACCAACAACTGTTGGAGACGTTGTAGTACCAATTCCAGTAAACTGTGGAGAAATGTCATCGATAAGATCAACTTTATTTGATATTACATTAATAAATGCTGCAATTTTTTTGTTTTTTAAAGTTACAAATTTTGATATACCATTTGATAATGTTTCCTCTCCACCAAGATCAAAGTCATCTCTAGTGTAGAAAGATTTAACATTGTCAATGTTAACAGAAAGACCAGTGTCAGAGGCTACATTTTTAACAACAAGATCACCACTTCTAGCGAAACCTGTGGAAGATTCGGATCTTACAATAAGATCTGAGAAGTTTTTGTATCCAGTTGGGTGAACAATACTATCTACAGCTGGTTTCCATGTTTCATATGGTACTTCACTCTTCAATGAGTATGAGAAGTTTTGATAGTAGTCACTGTCTTCAATTTTTTGTAAATCACTATTCAAGATTCCAGTTTCTTTTTGCCATCCCTTTGGTCTTGTTGCAAAGTAGTCAGTATTAAAGAAGGCCTCAAATTTTTCAACGTTTACAACTGTTCCTTCTGCAGCAGACAATCTGCCTTTTATTACATCGCCAAGTTTGATATCGGCAGTTGTTGATCTTAATCTAAGAGTATTAGTTACTGGGTTATATCCAGCATTATCCAGAACAAATGCTCTTCCATTTGCACCGTAAGTTACTTGTTCACCAGCAAAGAAAGGTTCTGGAGTTAATAACGCACTAAATGTTGGAAGATCTCTTTGTTTGATTACTCTACCAGCAGAGGTATCTGGATCAAATGTTCCACCAGTTGTTCCTAAACCAGCGATAGAATATGTGATTTGGGAAGTAGATGGATTTCTAGTTCTTACAGTAAAGAATGTATAGTCATAATTTTCAGAGTTGTATCCACCTCTTGATGATGAGAATACAGTCTGGGCAGTACCAACACCTTCAACAAAAATACTGTCTCCAACAACAAATGGGAAGTCTGATCCATCAGATTTCCAACCGTTAGTTGGTTGAGTTAAAGTCAAGAAATTAGTCTGACCATTTGAACTTGTTGATACAATACCAATACCATTTGTGTTTCTGATAGCAATAATTCTTGGAGGATTAGGAACTTCGTTAAATCCCCTACCAATCCTATCTACAGTGACTTGGCCAACTGATGTTCCATTGAGAGTTGCTGATAATTCAATATCAGGTCTGTCTGGAATTAACAAATCTGGAGCAGAAACATAATTTCTACCAGCAGTAATTACACCAACTGCGTCCAAGATAAAGTTATTGCTTACAGTTACAATTACTGGCAAATCAACACTTGGTTGAATGGTTTTATCCGATGGATATTCATAACCAATTTTCAACATTTCGGTAAGACCGGCCTTACCAACACTATCGTCATAAATTCTCATCAAACCATTCAGTCCCTTATCAGTAATTACTGTAGAAACACCTGGATTTCTAAGATAACCGATACCACCAAAATTAACATCAATTTCATTAAGACCACCAAAGGCATTTAAGGAATTTGTTGTATATTTGAAAGTTGTAATTCCAAGATCAACAGAATTCCAAGCATAATTTGTACTTTCTGGTTTCTTTGTTACTTGATATCTGAATGTGTCCGTACCAGTCGTTGTAATTGAATGCGAACCACTATAAACACTATTTTCAATAATGATTTTTGAACCAGATTTTACTGTTTTATCTGGAATAGAATCCCTCTTTGCAATATCAATCGTATCTAGATTGATGGGTGTCAATTTATAGAAAAGTGGACTTGGAACATTATTACTCAAATTAAGTTTAACGATGGCGCCAGAAATACCTGGAGTACCAGTTCTTGTGATTTCTGTACTAATACCAACACCTTCAAATTTAGTTACAAAGTTCTCATCTTCATAGAATTCTAATCTTAAATCTTCAAGTGATCCATCAGAAACCGCAAATCCAACAGTCTGTCCTCTTGTAACAACAATGTGTGGGTTGATCTTAGATAACTTATGTACCCCACCACCAAATGATGTAATACCAATGTAAGAACCACCATACTTAATGGCATCAGAATAATTTGTTGATAATCTAAATTGATTATCATTAATTTTTTGCACATAATATTCACCACGATCTACAAGTGGAGTAATTGCAGACGAACCCGCCTTATAAAGAACCTTGTCGCCAGGGTTCCACTCATGATTTGTAATAGTAATCATGGAGTTGGTTAATCCAACCCCAACAAACGTTGAAGCTGCAGAAACATAGTAACCATCTACCAGAGTCTTTCTGGAGACAGTATCATATTCTATAGTTCTACTGACATTAGTTTTTGGTAATAGAGTAATTTTTACATTATCGTTATCACTAAGGGTATGTGGTCTAACTGTTTTTACATTTACATTATATCTTTCAACATGTCCAAGATACTTCTTATTGGTCTCTTCAAATGAGTGTTCTGTTCCACTTCCAATCGTTGCAAAATACAAAGACGTTGTTGTAGTTCCAATACCAGCTATGGTAGTAGAAATACCGAGTAGATCATCCGATTTCTTAACAGCATAAACAGTTTGGCCATTAATCAATTGGAATGGGTTGCTAAGATCCAAGTTATTGGATACCGTAAATGCAAGTCCAGGACCAGGACTATAAGTAAGTTTTTGGCCAGTTACAAATCCATGTTTGAGGATTGTAATAGCGTTGTCTGCGGTGGATCCTGATGGTGGTAATTCGTGATCATTCAGAACTGTACCATCAGTGGCTTTTACTCTTACAACAATTGTTGTTCCAACCCCAACAACGGATTGAACAGTGGTTACTGTTCCAAATCCTATCGTGGATTCTGGATTGAATACAATTTTTTTGTTTGGTTTTAATGAAAGATCAGTTCTAACACCAACTCTATATGTGAATTTTCTTGGATCAATAGAAACTAAAGATCCAGCAAAATGAGTTGATGCAAATCCAGTTTGTCTACGAACTCTATAAAGGTTCTTGGTGTCATCTATAGAGAGAACTTTCAATCTTTCGGAACCAATACCAATGATGTCATCGGTTTCAATTGCTCCAGTTCTTCCAGAAATTTCAAGTTTTATGGTGGTTGTAACGCCTGTAACAGAAACTTTATCTACATCTTCTTCAAGATAAGCAGTAACAGAAGAAACAGATATAGTTCTAGCGCCTTCTATGAACTTAAGTTCGCCCGTAGAAATTCCAGAAACTACGATGATATCGTTATTTCTCAGAGTATGTGCAGTTGTGGCAATTCCAGTTACTACTTCATTCTCATACAGGAATGAAACATTTGGCACGGTCGTCTTCTCATATGAGAAAGTTGACAGGCCTTTTCCTACTAGAGTCTTAACTTTTGCAGTAGCTCCACTACCACCAGAATTTAAGTTATTAAATCTAATCTTATCATTAACTCTATAATTATCTCCAGCAAGAATAACATCTACTGTGTTAATTCCAGTCTGTTCTACAGTTCTAATAATAATCTGAGTTTCCGAAAGTTGATTCTTGGTCAAATATTCATAATTTGACTTCGATACACCAAACTTATAATAATAAGTGTTTCTGACAAGATCTCCACTATTCAAAATGTCAAGTGATTGTAATGATCCAGGGTTGCTGTTGAACTCGTCTTTTTTGTACTTGAATCCATTCAGAATATATGGGAATGCTGGTTCTCTTGTGTTTACAAATGGACTAAAGGAACTGTTAGATGATTGTATAGTACAGAAGTATGCATAAACACCATTGGGAAATTCTGGCGTTTTACAGAATCTTCCATTAAACTCATCAAGATCACCATCTGCAGTATAAACATAATCTTCAATGAAATCACCAATTGGGAAAAGTAATGTTGGAGGTCTATTTCCTTTGGTTACAGAGGTATAACTAGGAACCATTCTTCTAACGGCCCCTCCAGTTGGTGTTCCATAACCATATGGACCATAAATTGGCGATCCATCATATGCCCATCCTAGAATCGGTGAGTGTGTTAGTGTTGTCTTTTCACTAAAATCATCTTCAATATTGTCATTAAGAACTTGTCTTAACTTTCTAGAAGCATATGCATGAACATACTTTAATCCATATCGTTCATTTTGACTTGTCAGAATGATGCCATCATCATTCTCATTTATACTTTCTCTATGTTTAGATAAGAAATTAATATTCCACTTACTAACATTTGCAATTAGCTTGGCCCCAGACCCAATTGGTGAAACACTAACCGTGGTTTTATCTTGAGTGTAATCTTTTCCTGGATCGGAAATACTTACTGACGTAATAACTCCGTTTGCAACAGTTGCTACCAATTTGGCAAACTTTCCATCTCCATTAACAATTAACTCTGGTGGAGTTGCATATCCACCACCACCATCTTTAACGAAGGCTCGTACAATCTTACCCTCAGCAACGACAATATCAATCAGACCACGAGATCCATTAGAAATACTAACATTTGGTCTTCTATGGGTATTAATTGTATCTGTTGACCCATATCCAGATCCAACAGAAGTTACAGGACACTGTGTAATGTGGCCAAGACAAATTGGTCTAACAACAGGAGTAGAATAAGAAGTGTTTGCTACACCACTGATGGTTTTCAAACTTACATGAATATCTGGATATTTGAAAGTATGAGCAGAACTACCAATATTATTGAATTTTACATGATTTCTCTTATTATAATTTAATTTACTTGTTGTCGTTCCAATTCCTGCCGAAGATAGTCTAAATCTATCTTCATCCAATCTCAAGACATAATAATTCTGAGTTGTGGACAATCCAGAGATTGGCCCAGTTGAATGATATTCAACCAAGTCACCATCGTTAAAACCATGATTTTTGAAAAATACAAAATTATTTGATGTACTAATTCCAGAACTTGTATCATCTACAGTGGTGTAGTCTACAGGTGGATAGAATGAATTACTTACTACCGCCCTTCTATTTGAATATCCAGATCCTTTGTTTGTTACTACTACGCTGTCGAGAACTTTTCTTACTTTAGTTGAAGTTAAAGTATTACTACCAGTTGATTTACTAGTAATGTTTACTGCATTAACACCAAGAACCGCATCTTCATATGAAGTCATGAATTGAACCACATATTCAGAAACAACGTGCAAATAGTAAAGAGAGTTGTCTACCAATCCACCAACGGCCGCGAACCCAGGAGATTTTTTATAGAAAACAGATTCTCCATTATCAAACAAGTGTCTGTCAGTAAATGTAACCGTATCTGCGGATGGATTTACATTAACATCAGCATTGAATGTTCTGACAGTTCTAGACTCTCTTAATCTACCAACGGCAGTTGCACCAGAACCATTACCACCCGTAATGGTAATTTCTGGTGACTGTTTTATATCATATCCCCCAGAAATTATTTCAATTCTTTCAAATTGTCCTTTTTCCACAATAGCATAAGCAGTTGCTCCACTTCCAACAGAGTCCGAAATATTAATATTTGGTGGATACAATACATCATAATTTGATCCACCATTTTGAACTTCAATATCTTTTATCTTTCCATACCAAATAGCATCACCCGATCTATTAGAAACGAGTTCAACTCCGTTTCTAAACATTCCAATAACTTCATTTTCTAATGGTTTTTTAAACTCATTAAGAGTGGGAGTTGTGGGGAATTTTCTAAGGAAATTTTGATGTTGTAATTGTTTTGAGGCTAAATCAATTGGAATAATCTGATGTGTTGCTCCAGCACCAGTAATATTGATATATCTCTTTACAGCTGTATCACTAACACTCTGCGACAACTTAATAGTGTTACTATCAATTCTAGTTACAGAATAATTTGAATTTGTAGAAAGTCCACTAACTACAGTTGCACCAAGACCCACAGGAGAATATTTTACAATATCTCCTGTAAAGAATCCATGACTATTAATATTAATAGAACCATTAGATATGTTGGCCGAGGTAAATTTCTTTTTACGATTTGTGGCGTAAATTTTATAAGCAGGTAAACTACCAGATGTCACATATACATTTTTGTTTGACTTATCCTTATATGTGTTTTGAACATTGGCTACAAATTTACCTACTTGAATCTCTGGATTATCTGCTGATGCGAAAATAGTGTTCAATCTTACTCTATACTCTCGATTAATCGAGAGAACACCAGTGGTAATCGTGATTTGGAAGGAGTTTGAAGATACTACTTTTGATACAACTCCCTCAACATTCTGTGGATTGGCCGCAGAAGACACATCTAATAAAGTAACTGGATCACCAAGTTTTAAAAGATGAGGATCATATGTGTTGATTGTGTTAGTTACTATATCGATATTTGATGTATTAGAACCTACATCCTTTGTAACATCAGATGTTGTTTTTACATTATGAATCCAACTATTAAGTCTGTTATCAGAAGGAGAAGAATAGTTACCAAGTGTTTTTGCACTGAGAATGTCATTAGGATACAAGAATCCTATAGAGTTAATGTCAGTTCCAGAAGCGACTGCAGTCATTCTGAAAATTACTGGTTTTCTAATGTCACCATTTTCATAAGAAAATACAGTGTTTGAGGATCTTACAAACTGTCCTGCCAAATAACTGGAACTAACCCCAGTTACATTGAAAAATTGTGTTGAAGTTTTAGAACCATATGTTGCAACACCAACGGTAATACCAGTTCCAACAAAAATAGATCCAGATTCAGGGAATCCAAGTGTCGAATCTACAGTTAAAACTGTATCACCAATAGAAACATTATTTGTAAGGGAAGATCCACCAGTGATGTCAAAGTTACCTTTTCTGGTATTTTTACTTAGACTAATAACGTAATAGTCTCTACCATTCTTTTCATTTCTAATTACATTAAAGATAGAGGCTGAAGAATATTCATCATCAGTCTGCCTCAATGTTTGTCCAATAATTTTTGATGGATCACCACTTATTAGTTCAACTACAATATCTTCGGTTACAACATAGTCAGCATCAGATGATGCAATCAAATAATCAATTGGTTTGATTACATCTACATCTTTTGCAAAAAGAACTTTAAAGAGGACACGAATGGCCTCATCGGTTCCTTTAGATGAGTAAAAGTCTTTCGCTTGTCTTAAGAAGTTTGCTTTATCTACTTCACTTGTGATAGTCCTGTCTTCAAATCCAGGAAGAAATAGTTCTTTTGTTTTTTTCCAAAATTCTTGCAAGAACAAGTTACTTAGATTAATAACTTGTGTATTAATTTTATGGGAATTGGAAGAAGTTTGTGAAAATACCAGTTGATTTGGATCAGAACTATGATGGAGATTTTCTACACCACTAAAACCCCTTAAACACCCCGTAAAAGAGGTTTTTGTCTTACCAGTGTAAGAAATAATCTCATCATTAATTTTAAGTAATCCATACTTTTCTGGCCAACCATCTGTTGAAGTAACATTGATGGTAGAATCATAAAAAGTGACTTCAGAAGTACATGTGGTAAATCCTACCAGATTTTCATTACCACTAAATGTTTCTGATTTTTGATATTCGTTTAAATTTTGAGTAATATCAATGTTTCCACCTTGATATTCCTGGCTAAGGTAATATGTTTTGAGAAAATCGACGAAAAGAGGATTTTCCTCTTGGACAAAAGAAGGTAATTGACTATTAATTACCTGATGGATTTTAATCTTCTGCGAACTAGTGTCGATCATTATTCTCTATAATACTTTCCGTTTGAGAAGCTTGAAGTTGTAACAAAACTGGTTCCAGAAATATCTGCACCAGAAGCAATCACGTCAGCCAATGGAGTAAAGGTGGATTTATCTAATGATAGTTGCACATAGAGGTCTTTTAGTCCCAAAACATCATTTGAATCGGGAATAGCTTCGACCTCAATAATATTATCAGGTCTTATGGTAGATACAATCCTTACAGTATCTATAAGGATTTCACCAAGGTCATATTTCACAGTTCCTGCGTTCTTATCAATGATAACTGGAACCTGATCTGAACCAATAGTAAAGAAGATTAATCTCCCTGTGGTTTCAGAAACATATTCATCGGCCATATATACGGTTCCATTCACCCCATCAATACTAAATCCAGTTGATTTAACATTAAATCCAGTTCTTCTGTTATGGAAAGCATTTCCATAACATAACTCATACTGGGCAGGATTTGAAGTATTGGCCTCAAGATCTCTACGAACTTTTATCTTTGTAATATTAGATGTAATAGCAGAACTAGTTTCATCAATAATTTTTTGAACTTTACTATACTTAAATCTTCCACCAAACTTGTTTAGGTCGGCAGAATTTGCATAAGTTGCAAGATTATTGATGACTTGAGTCTTCAAATCATCAGAACTAGTGACGGAATTACTATTATAGTAAATAGATGTCATAAGTTCCACATAAAGGAACTTAAGATCTATAAATTCCGCTTTAATCCCAGCAACAGAGTAACCTTTTAATTTGTTCAATATATCTCTTTTATCAAAATCAGAGACATATTGGCCGTTTACTGGTTTAATAGAGATAAAGACTTTACCAAATTGTGGTGGATCTGCAGATTCTCCGCCATATGCAACTACACTCTCAGTGTTTGAGTAAATTGTTGGAATAATAGTCTCGTAATCAGAAGCTGTAACGGCACGATGTTGTGCAGCGTAAAACCTTGGTGCGAGATTCTTAATTGTGGAGATAGATTCGATTTCTGAACCATTTCTTGCTGGAATGTCGGTGATAATTCTGGAAATTCCACTCGTTACATTTACACCATCATTATCAACGATTGTTCCAGCAAATGCAAAGTTCCTGACTCCATTACCACCATCTCCATTTGTAGTAATATATGATACAGAAACTACGTTTCCGTTGGATAATTTTTTACCCAACTGGCCATCACCAAAAATCAACTCATATTTTTCATCCTGAACTTCTTGAATCAAATAATTTTCGGATGTTGTCTTAATACCAACAATATTATCGACTAAACCCCATATTCTAGTATTGCTGGACGATGAAGTATCTTTTACCTTTACTACAATTGATGATGTATCGACAAAAGAGTTTGGAATAATGAATCTCTGATTCGCTTGAGAAGTATCTACTCTAAATTCTTTTGTTAGATATGTGCCTTCTTTGATATCAATGGTAAAATTGCAAATTCCATTGACTACTGGGTTAGTAATGTCTGCAGGAATGCAGAATGTATAGTTGGTATTTTGATAATCTCCGATGGCCACAAGACCCGCCTTGAGGGTCAAAGTTGATTTTGTTTGTCCTGCACCCAGATCGACGTTAAAACTGATTCTAGCAGTCGAAGAACGACGTGATCTAGGAACATAACCAACATTTCTTGCTAGTGCAACAATGTTTTCTCTTAATGTGGCACTATCAAGGAAGGCCTCATTAGCGACCATGTTTGTGTTATATGCATTAACGTATGTGTTATACGCCAATGTATCAATTAGGATCGACATATTCGATCCTTCAAAGTCAAAATCAGTAAAATTTGAGTTTGACCTCAAATAATCACGGATCGAAGCCTTGATTTCTTCAAAATCTAGAGTTGTATATTGAGTGAAC